GGATCGGCAGTACCGATAATTTTGTACATAGAAAAAGACGACTCGCTTTCGCGAACCGCCATATAAACTGCATCTTTAATTTCAACATCAAATTCTGTACTAACTGACAACTTATCATTGATCAGCTCGTCTTTGCTGGGCGTGATTTCTTTTTCTTGCACGACCGAAAATAATTTATCCTCGCCGACGATTTTGATTAGTTTTTGATTGTCATCAAAAAAGTAAATATCTTTGTCCATTACAACCACACCCCTCTATATCGAACTAAAGGAGTTCCGTTGTCGCTTTTGACGATATCACCAGTTTTTATAGTGAAATTCTTGAACGGACTCGCAAGATCAAGTATCCTCGTCTTATTTTCGCCATTGACTAGAATCTTGCCTTCCGAGATCAACAGTTCAACTCGATCGCCTTTTTTCAGCGCTGCATTAGAGATACTGATCGTTTGTCGGCCGTTCGTCACCTTCACGCTATTGTCCTTTGTCGCGGTGAAACTGATCGAATCTGGCACAGCGTCATAAGGAAGATACTCATAGATCTCTCCGTTTGTTTCAAATTGTCTCGAATACTTTCGCGGATCGGCGCAAGTAATAGTAAAGCTAGACACAATACTATGTGCGTTTCCGTCTACCGAATCAGCAGCGGAATAACGACCGTAATAGTAGATGTCTAGCTCATCGTTAAAATGTATTTCTACATCGTTTCCTTTGTAAAGCAGCCGCATTAGCTTTTTAAAACTACGCTGAAACTCTACTGGATTCTGTTCTGTCAATTGATAGTGTACAGTCAAGGCTCGCTCGGACAATCGCTGACTGGAAATGTAGATGCCTACGTTTTTCTTTTCAGTTTCAAAATCTAATGAAATCATCTCGCGGCCTTCCACATACAGCGTTTGATACCCTTCTATGATATTCTCAAACATCACACCATCGTAAATTAAAGCAGAAGTCGGAATCCATTTTTTATAATCGGAATTTTTGGTTGTATCTTTAAAATCGTACATTGGATTATCCAAATTTCATCCTCCTTCTAAAATGCTAGGTTTATATCCCTTTCTTGTCCTTGCACTTGCGAAATATCGTCCACAAAGGCCTTAAAGCTTTGATTGCCAATATTTACGTTAAGCACAGTTGGTTTCTTGTGCGATCCGTAGCTGACTTCATGCTCCACTTTTCCGTCGATACTGCTGCTCATTTTCGCCAATCTTCCTCCGATATCAAAGCTCGTCGATAAACGATCGGCCATTGACGAGACGTTGCTTTTGACTGCTCCGAATCCAGCTTTTAGGCCCGTGTTCAAACTAGCCATGATTGCATTACCTGCGGGAATTAGAAGCCGTTTGTCATAGCTAATTGGTCCTTTATGTTTCTTGATCCAACCAGCAATACCACCGACAAAAGACTTCACGCTTTCAAACTTCTCCTTAATTCCTTTCAAAAAACCATCTATGATAGCTTTTCCAGCAGAAAATAGGTCAATATTTTTTAGACCATCGAAAACGTTCTTTACTGTGTCCACTACATTTCTAACTGAATCTGTCAACGTATTCCATGCTCTTTTGGCTCCATCAACAATTAGATTAAAATTATTAATCGTATTTTGTTTGAGATTGTTCCACCAGTTTAAAACACTGTTTACGACTCCTGACACCAATCCAATTATCCAAGATTTGAAGTTATTCCAGATATTTTTACCGCTTTGAACTGTGTTATTAAACGCATTGACAGTCGATGTTTTGAAATTATTCCATCGGTTAACCACAGCTGTTACAGCACCTGAAACAATGTTAGTGAACCATGAGCTAAACGCTGACCAAGCAGACTTAATCGCGGAAACTGCCGCGTTTACCAAAACTTTAATGGCTTCCCACAAATTGATCCAGAAGTTTCTAAAATTCTCACTCGTATTCCACAAATAGACAAATGCTGCTACCAGTCCTACGATCGCTCCTACAATCAACACAAAAGGATTTGCTGCCATAATAGCAGTCAAAATCTTAAACGTGGTCACTATACCAGAAATAGCCGTTTTTAAGTTTTTGAACATCAAGATAACAGTACTGATTCCTTTTAGTTGAATCATAAAGGCAGCCCATGCGCCGATGATAGGTAACAAAATCGGAAGGAACGGTTGAATAGCAGTTACTACTTTACTGAAAAACGTCGCTAATTTTCCGATCCACTCAACTACAGTAGGTAAGATTGCTAGAATAACTCCAAACGCTACCTTAGCAATGCTTACGACCGTATCAAATATCTTTTTAAATCCAGTCGTATCAAATCCTTCAAGGCCTTTTTTTAAGGATTCCCAAATTTTCTTGAAATAGTCAATAACCTTCGTAGCTCCAGCCGAAATCGTAGAAACAAACTTATCAAAATTAAATTTTTCTAGTTTTCCGATGATTCCTTCCACAGCTTTAATACCAACACCAGAAACTTTGTCAAAAGCTGGTTGTAACTTAGTCACTAACGTTTCTTTTAATCCATCTACTGCTTGACCAACTGTTTTATATTCAGTCGCCATTTTACCGAATGTATCGTTAGTACCTGTTTTAGTAACAGCATCAAAGAATTCTTGTGTTTTTACAGTACCATCTTGAACATTTTTTACTAATTCGGACGTCGTCATACCCATCGTTTTCGCAACAGCCGCCATTCCGGCTGGCGTTTGTTCTAACATCAACTTGAAGTCCATCCACTGGACTGTAGGTTTAGCTGCCATTTGCGTAGCTTGTTGACTCAACGTCTTCATAGCTTGTTTAGGGTTTTCAGCTGCAGCTGCTAGTCCACCAAAACCTTTTACTAGCTTGTTAGAAGACTTAATGCCAACTGCTTCTAACTGACTATAAGTCGTTGCCATGTCTGACGCAGAGTAGATCGTTTGTGTCGCAAAATCTTGCAGTTCTTTCTTAACACTTGCAATCTCGCTCTTGCTTTTACCGAGATTTTCCATATTGCCAGTGAATGTTTTCCACGTAGCTGAACTAGCAGATAACTCAGCACCTAGACCGACCACCGCATTTTTAGCAAGGTTAATTCCGCCTTGAACAACACTAAAAACGCCCAACCCTTTTGCTATATCAAGAATTGATGTGCGTGTCTTTTTTGAATTGTCGTTTAAACCGTTCACGGAACTGTTCGCGGCTTTCATCGTCGAAGTGAAATTCTTATCTGTTGCAGAAAGAATTGCTTCAACCGAGTAACTTTCCATCGTTTTTCCTCCCTTCGCTAGGAGTTTACGAATTTAGGAGTATCATCTTTCACACCTAAAATTTCTTTTTCGTATTTCTCTTTATAAAAAAATTTCTTGAAGGAGTTGAATACCGGAACAGACTTTTTACCACGCTGTTCTGTCGCTTGTACTTGCCAATTAGCCCATGCTTGCTGATGGATAAGCTCTTGCTCATCTAACCGCTTTAATTGATACGCTGTGAGTCTTAACTCATATTCGGATAACGTCATCCGATCAATAGTTAAAAGATCATCAATCCCTAAATATCGCATACAATTGAGCTGTGCATCTCGATAAAAAGCTTTCGGGTTTACTGAGCTTCCTCCATCGTTTCCAATAGTTTTTGTGTTTTCGACTTGGTAAATTCCGACTTTTTTAATTCTTCTAGTACGATATCAAAAAGATTTTCACTACCCATTTCTTCAACCAGTCCAGCCAAGTCATTCACACTTACCTTAGGAGATTCGGTTAAATTCGCTACTTTCAAAATTTCAATTAGTGTTTCTACGTCCTTATTAAAAAAGTTAAGCAAAACATTATCCAAGCCCATTTTCACCGTCATACCTTGCTCCGTTACAGAATAGCGACGGTTCAACTCTTGAATGAATCCAAAGCCAAAAATAAATTTGTAATCTTTTCCATTAATCGTCTGTTCCATTAATTTTTCCTCCTAAAAATTAAGGTAGTTTAGGCTACCTATCCACCTGTTTTCGGCGTTGTATCCTCAAACGCATACTGCACTTGTTTCTCTTGTTCAGCAGTCAAAGTAGCAAATCCATCTTGATGGACCATTTGAACAGCATACTCAAGACTTACTTCTACGTTATCTTCTGCAGCCGCCGTTTCCTCATAGTTAGAAATTAGCGCATGCATATACTTTGCTTCAAATTTCTTGCCATCGGTGTCTTTTTTCAGTTTATCGATGATCCATACTTCAACTTCTTTATTTGCCATAAATGCATCGTAAAGCATTTTGATCGTATCGCTATCACGATCGTACAAAGCTGTCGAACTAAAATCGTATTCGATAGCACCTACTGTTTGAGCGGTGCCATCTTTGGTTTCAGTCGAGTCTGTATTGCGTGACATTCCGAAGGTGTGTTCTGTTTGATACGTAACGACTTTTGCTGATTCTTCTGCTTGTTTTGCTAATTCGCGATACAGCAAAATCACGTCAATACCTTTTTTTAATGCCATTTGTATTCCTCCTAAAGATTTCTAAATTCTAGTGTGATAATCGCCCGTTTAAGTGGCGTATTCGTTGTTGTGTCATCCATTAAGCGGATATCACTTACTTGAACATTTAACGACCACGAATAACCGTCTGTTGCTACTATTTTTAGCGCTTCATTAAAAAGAGCAGATGCCATGTCAGACACCTGCTTTCTCTTTTTCTGCAATCCCCAAACAGAAATCGTTAAATTAACTGTACCTTTTACGTCCGTTTTGTTTGCTTCATGGATTGTTTGGGTGTCCTCAAATTCAACGAAGGGATATGGTACATCATCAAGCGGTTTATAGTCATATGTTGAATAGTTCAGCGCTAACGAACGCTTGAACATTTCATCAAAGATTGATTGATCACGTGCTTTAATCATTTCATCAACCTTTCTAAGTCAGACTTGAATTTTTTATTTTGCAACCTATAAGCAGGCGCCATAAATGGTTGCGACGCCATGAAACGTGTCCCGTATTCAATGTAAGGCGCGTATTCAGCTCCTGCGATAGATCTCCCAACGTAGCCGCCGTTTGCAAGCTCCATAACGATTGAACGCTTTAGAAAGCCAGTATCCACCGGCGCGTTTCGTTGAGCGGCATTTGTTAACTCAGCAGTATTATTTTTCACTACCTGTTTTACATCATTCATCGTTACATTCTTCTTTAGCTTGCTAGAAAGTTTATTTAGCCCAGTAATTTTAAATGACTTGGCCACCGCTCTCCACCTCCTGAACAATCAAACTATGCCGTCCTGACGGATTTCTAGCAGTGGTTTCCTTGAATGTCTTGCCATCAATCTCGATATGACCAAATTCAGGTAAAGAAAAAAGAGGCATGGTCCGAATGACCTTTGCCCCTTCTCTAACATCACCAAATACTTTTACACTACGCTCTGTACCAAGATCGGTCACATTCGCAACCGTTCCAGTTCGTTTTGCTTCGCCATCAACCCACTCACCAAGCTCAGGGTCATAGTGGGAGTCCGTGCTATCTTTGATAAATGTAATACTTGTGTCGTATCTCAATATAGACGAAACCTCCCTCGTTTGACCTCTCCTTCAACGTCTTCTTGTGCATTTAACCAATCGTCAATCTCGCCTTGGTATTCGGCGAAGTCTGATTCTGGAAACGCCATAGAGAGGCCCTCTTGGCTGTAGGACTGCATACCCTCATTTCCAATTCGATTGAACCGTTTGACCGTCACCTCATAGATGATTGTCTCAAAGATCGCTGGCACCTCTGACACGCCTAAAATAGACGCTAGGCGGCTTTTAGTGCGTCGTTCGATAACTTCTAGTTTTTCGTCTTGCGTACCGCCTAACAGCTTCTTAACGTCTTCTGCAATTGTAGCCATTTAACCACCTACTTCTTTTTCTCGTCCACACGTTGTAAGAAAGATTGGTCTAAGTTTTTCTCGACTTCGCCGGCACGTTTAACCGTCATGTCGATGATAGACCCCTTTTCATACAGTTCTTTCGTGTGGAAGTCTCGGAAAGTCTTCTTTACTTCAAACTTAGCCATAATATCCTCCTAGCCTGCTGGTACTGGTTCGGTCAATGTAGCTTTCAGGATCGCTTTCTTGTTGTTTTCTGGAATGTATTTCCCGTATTTAGCAGCCGCTTGTAATGCTGTGCCGGCAAAGTCTTCAGAATCCATTGCTCGTGCTACTTGAATACCAACACCGGCAACACCGACACTATCAGCAACAAAATAAGTATTTTCGCCAGTTTGGAATTTAGCGTCAGGCAATTCAATCAAGATAAATCCTTTGAATTTGTACAAGGTTTGTTCATCGACATTTGCAGATGAGTTTTTATCCGTCTTGGCTAAATCAGAGTCGATTAAGAAATTAAGCACATCTGCTGTTACGTATGCCACATGAGCAATCGCATCAGATACACCGTTGTTAACAAACTTCTTGTGCGCGTCTGCAAATAATTTAGTAACGCCTGCTTCTGTCAATTCGCCAGTCAATGTTTCGCTCGCATTGTCAGAGATAGCTTTTCCAAGCAATCCGTCAACGTGTTGTGCCCATGCTACACCGTGCAATCCTAAACGTTCTGCAACTACTTGTTCTGGAATATCGTTGACTGTGAAATCATCAATTCCTTCATTGATTGCTAAAGGTGCTTCATAGCCGACTTCCACATCAACGGATTTCACTTCTTTACGTGGGCCGAAACGGCTTGTATTGCCTGTACCCGTACCAAATCCAACGTTTGGATCAGTAGAATATGCTTGGATCACCACGTCTGTATCAGATGTTTTTAATTCCATGAACGTATCTTTTTGAGAGATACCATCTTTCACTTGCAGTGCGCCACCAAAAGAGCGTAAGAACGCTGCTTTCTTAGCAAATAAGTTTGGCAGCATACCTGCGTATTGTTTTGTGTAATATTTAATAGCCATGTAAATTCCTCTTTTCTTAGTATTTGGCAACTACGGCATCGAATGGATCAATTTCCGTTTTGCCTGTTGTTTTTTTAGGAGTAGAACCGGTGTTCCTTGCGATCTCCCATTTAGATCGTTGGTCTTGCGTGTAGTTGATTAGCGCTTTGACATTGGCTAACGTTTTTGAATCATCCTCATCTACTACCAATGTCAAAACATCTTTCCCGACTGCCAAGCCAGCTTCCTTCAATACTTCGTCCGCTTGCTGTGTGGATTCCGCAATCTTGATTTGAGATTTCAGTTTAGCAATCTCATCATCTTTTTCTTGCTGTGCTTTGGTCGCCTTCTCCTCGTCGGACAACTCTTTCACGCCTTTTTTACCGGCATTTTCTAGTTCCTCGATGCGGGATAGTGCTTGTTCAAGCTGCGTCTTAGTTTCCTTTTCAGCGGCAGTCTTGCTCGCCAATCTTTTTTGCAGTTTTTCAACGACCTTTTCAGAATCCAACTCTTTCTCATCAGTTTCAGTCTCCTCTGCAGCGGTTTCCTCTGCAGCGGTTTCCTCTGTATGAGTTTCATCGGTTTCTGTTTCGTCTGCTGATTCAGCAAAAAATTGCAATCTCATTGGCAATAAAAATGGTGTTTTCATAGTGTTTTTCCTTTCTTCTCGCATTTAACGTTTTGGGAAACGAATCTCGCATTTATTCCGTTTTGGGAAACGTCCGAACCGTTCTTTAACGTCTGCGGTTCGAAAAAAGACATAATAAAAATCGGCATAGCGCTCTTCTTATTCAATAATCCTCTTATAAACAACCTTCGCACCCATCCGCTCATACCAGCTAGTCGTTTCTAAAAGGTTAGGTAGTGTGTGCGAAATAATTGAAATGGTTAATTGATCTTTTGCAGTTCCTTCTACAACATTTACGGATGCATGATTGCCATTCCATACCGATTTTAGCTCATTACTAATCAATTCTTTATTACTATTGTAGATTGGATTCTTTTTCCATTGCGTACTATTTTCAGTTTCGATAGCTTTTTTATAAACTTTGCCAAGCCCTTTTTGAACTTCAATAGTTAAAATAGCTTCGTTAAAATCTTTCAAAATATCTCACCTCTTCCATTAATACCAAACCACCACTTCAGCTTTCCACCCGAATCATAGCCCTCAATCATTTAATGACTAAGTGCTAATACAATCTTTCGTGATAATCCAGTGGAACATCAACGGCTTCATTGTTCCATATCCGCTCATTGATTAGTTTTGACAACCTTTTTGCTCCGCTTAAAGAAAAATCGTACTGGTTATTTTTAGTAATATGAATATACTCATAAAGCGGAAATTCTTTATTAAAATGTTTTTCATATTTATCAACAGCTTTATTGATGACAGGATACGCGCCTTCTTCGCTAGTAAACATTTACTTCACCGCCTTCAAAATATCTTCAAGCATTTGCTCCCATTTTTTTGATGCAGTAGGGAACGACTCATACATCATCTTTCTTGAATTTTCGTTGACAACAGTTTCAGTCATATGTGCAAAAAACTCTGCTTCTTGCATGCCGTAAGACTTCCAATAATTTAGTCCATGTCCAGAGCCTAGTGGGTGGTCAATAAATCCACCTGTAGATTCCATCATATCAGATAATGATGAATACATTTTAGGATTTTCTTCTGCTAATTTTTTGTACTTACGAACAATTTCCCCTTGATCAAAAATATCTAGTTTCTTCAAGTTTTTTATTGGTTGATATTCATCGCCTTTGATTGACTGCAAATCGCTATTGAACAATTTCAGTAGGTCTTTTTTAATATCGTTTTTAAGTTTATATTTAGGAATTTCAGAAATTCGGTCATATTCGCTATCAAATGTTTCGATACCAATATTGTCAATCGCATGACCTAATTCATGAAATACGCTTTGCAACGGATTCTTATTTGCGTTGCCGATAAACGCTTGCTTAGATAGTTGTACGTTTTTATCTTTTACATAATTTTTAGAATCTGATAAATCGTTGAAATTTAATTGATCAGCAAATTTGTTTAATAGCGTCTTAATCCGACCGTCTCCAAGAGAATCTAAACTGTTTATGAAGTCAGCGTAATTCTTACTTCCAACGGCCTCCTTCATATTTGTTTTATCAAACACATCCTTGAAATCGTTGGACTCAGAAGACGCTTTTCCTCGCTCAACATAAGGTGCTGTACTGCAACGACAGTTCGGATGCATAGGCGGCGCATTTAAAGCGACGATCATATCTTTAGTTTTAAATATTTTCCCGTTTAAAGGTTTGCAACTATCACAAGCGGACGGTTCAGCGATATATTCAAACTCATCAATTCCATATTCTTTATATGATTTTTCCTGTACAGAAATTTGGACTCTAGCCGTTTCTGTTCGCATCAGCCGTTCCGCTTCATACTTGCTGCTATCAAAGATGTTTCTCAGCTCTCGTGCCAATTCTCGTGGGTTTTTTCCTTGTGTGATACTCCTTACAAGTAGACGGTCTAAATCGGCTTTAAGCGCCTGATTATTGCCCCAAATACGCTCGGAAAACGTAGCGCCTTGGAAACTACCAAATGCCACGGATTCTACGAACGTTTTATAGTTTGAAAATACCGTCTCGCTTAGAATACCCGCTTGGCGTTCTGCCTCTTTTAGGCCTGTTTTGGTTAGTGTTTCCGCGGTGTACTTATCCACATCGTCAGACAGAGCTATCAACTCCAAACCAATCTGCGACTTTAACAGCTCCAAACGATTCACTCGCATCGTAACGTTGTAAAGTCTCAGCTCATCATTGGCTGTCTTGCTAAAGTCTTTGTCTTTAACGTACTGCTTCGCCTTTCTAGCAAAAGCTTTCACGTCCATCTCGTATGCCATCTTCTTAGCTTCAGAAAGCGTGACACCTTCTTTGCCAGTGAACCGCTCCCAATTAGCTGAGATTTCTTTCTCGATTTGGTCAAGCGCTCGTTGATATTTTTCGACAATCACTTTGGACTGTTTCGCATCATCTTTAATCTGCTGAGCTATCCATTTCTCTTCACGTTTGCGCCAATAGTCTTGTGAGTTCATAGGCTAGTCCTCAATGATTTCATAGGTCTCAAGAAAGATATCTGGTTTGCACGGATAAAATTCACCATGAACACCTTTGATGATGTAATCACCTTTAGACACATTCATCTCTCCCTCTAAAGTTTCTATCTTCAAACTAGCTTTAGGGACGCCTTTTCCAACTTGCCACGCTAAGTCATAAATTTCACATTTCAAACTTTTACCGACAAAATCCTGTATCTCTCGTAGGTTTAATCCGTTCCACATTGAAACTTCTACATCAACTGGTTTCTTTCGTGCTTTCATCTTCATCCGCTCCTTTCTCAAAGTCGTAAGGAACTTTCGGCTTTTGCGCCTCAATCTTTTCCAACTCGGCTTTAGTATCTGACACGACAGACAAGACGGACAACGCTGTTTCTTCCGAGGTGATGCCCATCAGCATTTGAGCCGTTTCCGCTTGGCTCTTGATGTCTTTTGGCTCGTTGCGGGTAAATGTATACTCCAACTCTCGCCATGCCTCAGATTGGCTAACAGGCACGTTAGTAGCAAGACTACTAAATAGCTTGTAACGCTTGTTTAAGGCTGATTGATACTTGCGCTGGAAAGCTAACGCCAGATTACTCATTGCCTCCAGTTTGTAGGCTAAGGCTGTTCCTGAGCTACTACCGAAGGATTCGTCCGAGATGTTTGCCACCATAGACGTTTGGAAAATTAGCTTTTGCAGGCGGTCTAGCAAGTGTTCTGTTTGTTCGTCACTGTCTGGCTTGTCTAAAAACTTAACATCAACACGAGTTGCTTCAGTGCCATAGTAGTTGATGATTCGGTTCTCGCGGATTTCTTTTAGATCGTCACCATCTACTTCTGCACCTAAAAACGCAAGATATTGGTCACTAAAGTATTCCACATCATTCGCTTTTTCGCTGATTGCTTTGTTAAACGCATTAAATAGTGAGATGACCGACTCAAAAATGCTCATGCGTTCCTCGTTAAAATAGAACTCGGTGACTGGCAACTCGTCATATTGTTTAGTTAGTTCATCACCAAATTTCAGCTCAGACACAGAGCCAGTCAGTTTTCTGTTTTCATCTGGTCCATAATATTCACCTTCAAGCTTGTTGTCTTCGTCAAACCCATAACGTACTGCGAACAATGGTGATTGTTTGACGGAATTGTCATAAACCATAAACATATCTTCTGGGCTGTTGTAAACCACGCACGTTTCTGTATTTTCATTTTGATACATAAACTCGTAGCAACGGCCATAGACACACGCCATTTTAGCAAGTTCTGACTCCTCGTCCTCCATGTCGTTTAAACCGTCAAATGCTGTGATGGCTTGGTTGTAAGTATCGTCTGGATGGCTCTTTTTAATCGGGACACCGTTAAAATAGCCGGTAAACGTATCGGTAATGTATTTCGGGAAGTTGACTACTAGTCGATTATCTGGCTTGTAATTGTCCTTTTTAGCATAGTCGTAAATCTCCATTTGTCCTTTGTAGCAATTCATCAAATATTGATACCGTGGTAATTCTAGCTGATGGATACGCATGAATTTGGCAATGACTGCTGGCGTAATGTCATCGTCTCGATCAAACGTCATGATTTTTGGTGGCGTTAGTCTATCGTTATTTAATAGCAAAATTACAGTCCTCCTTTAAATCCTTTGGCTCTTGCTTTAGGTTTATGGTGCGTGTAGATTGCATATCGCAAAGCATCTAACACATCATCGTATTGCTTAATTGGTTCTCCACTCTTTTTATCCCAAACATATTGGTAAATCTCATCTCTAAACTTTGATACTTTGTCTCGGCAGACAAGTAATGAATTAGTCTTAAATCGTTTTGCAACAGCTTCGACACCCGACAATCTCGCTTTGTCTGCGTTAGATGCTCTGATATGTTCGCGTTGGAATCTGGCAACGTGTTCTGGTCGCATTGTATTCACTAGGAATCGCAAATTCCTAACCGTCTTTCGACTGCTCACAGTTTCCTATGAGATTAGACTATATTTTCACACGCTTTCGTGTGCCTTGCGCTTCCACTACCATTCGCTTGTAGTGTACTCTACTTCCAAGCACTCCACCCATCAGGTTTAAAATGCTTTGGTTTCGATAGTCGTTGAACCACTTCTTCTAAAGATAATTTATTAAAACTAAATACATGATTTTTATGCCTTACAACTGGGTATTTTCGTCCTTTTGGGATGTCCATTCTGCAACAAGAAGCAACGTGTCCTTTATTGAATCCATCCTTTGTCACATCCGTAATACTAGAGTACACCTTTACTAATCCGTTCATGTTGTAACAGTAAACTTCTTTTGCGTTAGTGTATCTACTGTTTTCCTTGGGTGTCGTCCACTCTAAGTTATCAACATCATTGTTCAACCCGTTTTCGTCCTTATGATTTACCTGCGGTTTGTCCAATGGATTAGGGATATACGCTTTTGCTACCAACCTGTGAATCTTTGTGTATTTCTTCTTTTTGCTTTTTGTCATTAAGCAAACTTCATAATACCTATTCTTGCTCTTTTTGGTTGGTTTTGTAATCCTCTTATTTATCGGTTGCATACCCTTTCTTTCGGAAAGTATTTCACCTTTTTTCGTTACCCAGTATATGTCGCTATAATCTTCAAATCCCGTAATCGTATTTAGTTTTATCATCTTATTCCCTCCGTTTATTGTGTGTGGTTTAATTATATCACAATAAACTATAAAAGAAAAGAAATGGCTGCTGATTGCCCAATCCTTGAAATTGTTACACTTTGGTATTCAAGGCTCTAAGGGTGTCCCAGCAATTCACAAGGTTAAGTGCCCGGTTTGTTAAGCACTATCGCAATAAAAAGGCACTCGTGAGCCATATCGCTCTTGAATGCCTTTTGCTATGTCTACCCAATAATCAATCTCTTCAAATTGAGTAGCATGTTCTTCGATTAAATAAGCTGTTCCGTCATCCGTTTCACCTATAACTACGATTGAACCCCAGTGTTCATATCCCCAGTCAACACCACAATAAAAGTTGCTCAAAGGTGGTAAGTCTTTTGACTGGATGTAGTGCTTGCTAGCATCAAAATCTTGATATACAACGCCTTCCGCAGATACCCACAGCCCCTTAATATCCCGGTCGTAAAACATACCGCTCGGAGTTGCCGCCATGATATTTTTACGATATCGATCAGATAAAAACGTGTTGTCGTTTAGCGTGAAGTGAAACGATAGAATGTTACCATTTACCGCCGCTTGATCTATATATTCTTTTTTTAACCAATGTTCCGGGTTGTCTGGGTTAGTATCAAATATAATTCTTGCGCCTGTTCCCGAACATCGGGAAATGATTTCTTTGAACACTTCCTGTTTAGCTAACGATGCTTCATTGATGTAAGCGCCATAACTTGTCATGCCTCGGATTGCTCCAAGCCCTGCAATCGTGCCTGTAAAAGTTTGAATAACTTTGACACCAAAAAGTCTAAAGTTGTTATGCTTATCGAATTTAATATCTAGTCCGTATTTGTTATACAGTTCTTGCAAAATGTTCGTCTGAATTGTAGCCGAAGAAAACCCGGCTAAAATATACATCGGCTCATTAACGCCCTCTGCAGTCGCTATCTTTTTAACTCGCTTCAACTCAAGTAAAAATAAATCGTTGTTTATTACTGTTTTACCAGAACGCTTTGCTCCGTCATTCCCCAAAATAAACCAGTCTTGTTTTTGCGTGGCCTTTAAGACTTCTAGCTGTTTTGCTGTGTATATATCGCTAACCGCCATCAATTTCACCTACAATCGTGTCTAACAGCTCGTCTATTTTTTCTTCTGTTGGTTTGTCTAATCGTAATTCCGCTTCTAGTTTCTCGATTTGTTTCTCAAGCAATTCAATCCGTTTGTCGAGCAAGTCGCGTTCACCATACCGTTCACGATCATTGCTTTTCAACGCAAAAATAACCGCCGTTGTATCAGCGGGTATTGTTTTCTTTATTTTTTTAATGTGTTTCTTTGTCACCTTGCCGTTATTATCCACCCACTGCTCTGTTTGTACCTCTTCGAACTCTCGGTCGACTAATTTATCCTTCAATGCTTTTTCGGCTTTTAAAGAGATATTACGCGGCTTAGATTTGTCCGCTTTTTTTAATAGCTCCGAAAACTCCGGAATCTCTTTTTTGTACTTCATAAAAGTGGACTCCGCTACACCTAACTCAACGGCTATACGCGACAAATCCCAACCATGAGAACGCCAATAGAATATATCGTCAAAATAGGGCTTAACATGTGTTTCGTATTTTGAATTTCCCATCCATTAGCAATCCTCCTTCATGTCTTTAAAATATGTAAAAAAGACTGGCGAATGAGCCAGTCTTATAAATAAAGCCTCCTCTCGTAATACTTCGTTGCAAGTTCCCGAGATTTCGGCTTGTACCCTAATTAATTTTTTTAGCTTTTTCTCCTGTAAATTCTTCCCATCGTTTTATAATCACATCAACGTATTTCGGGTCGAGTTCCATTGTGTAGCACGTTTTATTAGTTTGCTCACATGCCATCAAGGTGCTACCGCTGCCACCGAATAAATCGATGACGTGGTCGAATATGTTTTCTTTGTCAAATTTATTAAATATATCAGCGATGAGTTTAACTGGTTTTTGTGTGGGATGTACACGGTTTGTCTTTTCACTTGCTAATGTGAACATTCTCACCACACTCCTAAAATTAGTCCACGCAAGCTCGGCATCTGTTTGGTCAGATCCGCCATTATTTTTATTCCAAACTATCCAGCACTCTGAATCCGGCAGCCCGTGAGAGTAATAATTAGCGCCCCACCATACTTGCTTTGCGTTTCCGAATAATTCTTGAGATAAAATGAAACTTTCAACCGCTACATCGTTGTTATCATCATTCATTATGTCAGTGCCGTAAGTCTTGGATAACACCCCACTCTTTGACACAGCATTCATACCATAAGGCGGGTCTGTAAATACTAAGTCCATAACGTTACTGTCCGCTAATGTTTTTACCGATTTTTTATCAATGCTGCTCCCGCACATTAGTCTGTGTCTACCGAGTTGGTATATATCCCCTAGCTTAGATTTAGGTTCTTCTGGTGGTTCCCCATCGAACTCATCCTCAACGATTTCGATTGTTTCATCGACGAAATTAAGATCATCAAATCCAAACTGGGTCATATCAAACTCTAGTTCAGTGAGTTCTTCTAGTTCCGACAAAAGCATACTGTCGTCCCATTCAGCTATCTCAGCTACCTTGTTATCAGCCAAACGAAACGCCTTGATTTGTTCCGGGGTCAAATCATCCGCCACGATCACTGGCACTTCAACAAGCCCTAGTTTTTTTTGCCGCTTTTAGCCTCGTGTGGCCATTTACAATTTCGTTTGACCTGTCTACTACTATCGGAACCTTAAACCCAAAATTCTTGATGCTAGACGCCACCGCGTCCACTGCATCATCGTTGTTTCGAGGGTTGTTTATATAAGGTATCAATTCATCAACCGACTTCATTAGAATTTGCATTTAATAACCTCCTCGTAAAATAAAAAGACCACCGAAGCGATCTTGTATATGTATTAGATATACAGGGTTACCGATTCTATCCAAGCCATCGTGGAATTAGTGTAATTGCTAACTCCGGCCATCTAACCAAATATGTATTGTCAGCAGAGGCGGTTTAGATTGTCCTTCCCCGCTTACTGACCGATAAGGCTATGACTAGATAGCCAATGTTTAAACGTTTCAGAATAAATCCTTCCACGCCCAACGTTCCAACACGTTGTTTCAAAATGTGTAAAGAAGGAATCAACAATTACACGCCTGCTGTCATTGCAGTGTTTAGTCAATTATGACCATCATTCAATTCCTATTGACGTGACGGGAATTGAACCCGCAAACTCCTGATTAAAAGTCAGGCGCTCTTCCAACTGAGCTACACGTCAACCAGAGGAGCTACCTCTAGCGCTGTTTGAGATTGTTTATCCAAGCAAAAGCCCTGGGATAATTCAGTGGTCTGATTGCCTCGTGCTTATTGCTCAATCTCTAAGTCACTGCCAGCTTCGAAGCCAGTCTGATGGTCCTATTACCACAGTGACATAAGACGACACATTGAGATTTAGAAGAAACGGAGCTTTTCAACTCCATTCACTTTTTATTTTTTGGTTGTGCCGTCAATAAGCTTCTAACTGCACCTAAAAGCTCGTTAAATACATTGTGCAGATGTTGCCTTCTCTGTTTCCGCAGAGTGGCAGTGTAGTCAAAAAGGTGATAACTTATCAAGCGAGACGTTGTATGTTTAAAATTCAGAAAGGAGAAACTTTCATGTCAGTAAAAGGTTGAATCGTCAGCTTG